CCTTCTGAATTAAAGGGAAATCAAATTCTACTAAATTCAGATAGAATAATCGTTTCTGCTAAAGCAGCTGAAATGATTTTTTCTGCAAAAAAAGATGTAGGGTTTATAACCGATGGTCAATTTTCAATTGATGCAACTGATGGTATAAACATTACAACCGATAATCATATATTTGTTGATACACAAGATAGAGATATTAACTTAGATATTGGTAATGGTTCTATTATGTTAGGAACTGATGGTGAATTGGAAGCCGCTGCTAAGGGTGAAACTTTGGTAGAGTTATTGGGTGAAATGATAGATTTAATAACACAACAAATATATTTAACTCCAGCCGGTCCATCATCACCCGGTCCAACCAATATAGCACAATTTACAACATTGAAAACTAAATTACAATCAATGTTAAGTAATAACGTACAACTTAAATAATATGGCACTAAAAGATTTATCTAAACAAACTGGAAAAATTGGTGATTTGGCTAAATCATTACCTATTGATGTGCCTAAAGTTCCTGAGGTTCCAAAAATACCAAAGATTGAAAAACCTGAATTACCTAAAATTAGGTTACCAAAGTTACCACCAATTCCAAAGTTTAGAAAAAAGAAGGTAGAAAAAAATCCTAAACTTAAAAAAGGATTACCTAAGTTACCAACTCCACCTAACTTACCACCAATTCCAGAAATACCAAAGATATCTGAAATACCTAATATTGATATTCCTAAAATACCTAATATAGAATTACCCAAAATACCAAAAGTTGGGATACCTGATGTTAATTTACCAAATCCATTGGATTTATTAAAAAAATAAAAAATGTCCTGGGGATTATTCAAAAGAAATGTATTAAGACAAACAAATCCGAATTATAATACTTTAGATGTAAATAAAGTTGCAAAAATTTGGGCTAATGAATATGATGCATGCGTTAAGAGGGGTAGAGATTTAATTAATGGTGAGGCTGTACAATCTGGTAACAAACAAATAATGGAAACTCTCTTTAGGGTAGCTTTATTGAAAGGATTATCAACTCCACCTGGTGTTGATTTCTCATTACCAAATGAATTTGGAAATGGTGTAAAAGCATATTGGGCGGGTGCACCTATGAATCCATTCCCAATTCCACTTATTCCAGCACCAGGTACAATTCAAAACATAGCAGTTAATTCAAACTTAGTAAGTAATGTTGGGGTGTGGCCACTATATCCACCATTAAAACCAGCAAAAAAGCAAGAGATAATGGTTAATATGTTTGTACTTGCGGCTATTGTACATTTATTTTCAATAGGTGGATTTATACAAACAACATCATTATATCCAGCATCACCTTCACCAATACCAGCACCAGCAGTTATACCTTGGACTGCATATATAATACCACCAACTATTCCATTACCAAACATAAACTTTCCATCTGAAGATGGAAGTGAACCAGCGGTAATACAACAACCTGATAATAATACAATAAGTGAGGTTGGACCTATGCAAGAATATGAGTTGCCATCGGATGGTTTAGATGGTGATAGTTCATTTGAAGATATAGTTAACACAACGTTGGGTGATGGCATTGATGATATTGGAGATGGCAATCCTATCAATAAACAAATAGAAGAATTTAAGAAACAATTGGTTGCAATACGACCTGATTGTATTAAAAATTAAAAAAACCTAAATCAAATATTTATATAGAAAGGAAAACATTTTATACAATGGACACTGATAAATTAATAAAAGCAATACAAATTATAGTTAAGGAGGAAATCAAAGTGATTCTTCCTAAACTTGTTAAAGAGGGTGTTAAAAAAGAAATGGCTAAGTTATTGAAAGAAAACAAAAAACTTAAAGAAGCTGTTACACCAAAACAACCAACATTTATGGATTCAAATGTAGTGGAAGAACCAGTTCAACCACAAAAAATATTTAGTAAGAATCCTGCATTAAATGAGGTATTGGCACAAACACAACCCTTTAACTCACAACAAAGAAGTGGAACTAATGTTCCATCATATGCTGGGGCACCAACCGAAGTATCGTCTGGTACGATGAACTTCGATTCAAACTCAGTACATACATTAGGTGCATCAAATATAGCACAAAAAATGGGTTACGGAGATATGGCACCAAAACAAGGTTTAGGTGTTCATACTGGAAACACTGGATTGGATAAAGCACTAAATAGAGATTATAGTGGTTTAATGAAAGCGTTGGATAAAAAGAAAGGTCCTTGGAGACCGGGAATGTAATATAGATTATGGCAGTTGAGTTAGGAAGAAGAATTGTTAAAGATACTAAAGAATTTGCAAACTATGCGATTGGTATCACTTTACCATTACAATTTGGTGAAAATACATTCGAGCAATCGTTTCTAACCAAAGACCAAGTTAAATCAAATATTAAAAATCTTCTACTTACTAAAAAGGGGGAACGTATTATACAACCTGAATTTGGTAGTGGTTTACAATCGTTATTGTTTGAACCAAATGTAGATGATTTGGAAGGTAGAATAGAAGATACTATAAACGATAGTTTAGAACAATGGTTACCTTATGTTACAGCAGAAGAGATTGATATTGAATCAACTGATGAATTGAGAGATAACAATAAATTAAATGTTTCGATTAAATTTAGAATAGGAGATGATATTAATTTAGAAACTCTAACATTTACAGTTCAGGGATAATAAGATATGGCAATTACAAAAACAACAAAGAATTTTAAGAATAGAGGTAAGGATATAAAATACCTCAATAAAGATTTTACTGAATTCAGAACTAATCTTATTGAGTTTGCTAAAACTTATTTCCCACAAACTTATTCTGATTTTAACGAATCTTCACCGGGTATGATGTTCATTGAAATGGCATCTTACATTGGTGATTCACTTTCATATTATGTTGATGATACCTTAAAGGAATCATTAATGACTTATGCTGATGATATTGAGAATGTGATAGCACTCTCACAATACTTAGGATATAAACCAAAAGTATCCTCACCAGCAGTAACAACTCTTTCAGTTTACCAATTGGTTCCATCAACTGGAACAGGTGCAAATAATACATTTGATGAAACGTATCTTTTAAAAATTAAAGAAGGTATGATATTAGAATCATCAAATGGGGTTAAGTTTATTACTAGAGATGTTGTAGATTTTTCAGATTCAACAGATAGAGAAATTACAATATACCAAACTGATTCAGTAAGTGGAGAAACTTCATTTTATTTAGTTAAGAAATTGGTAAATGCTATTTCAGCTGAAATAAAAGAGGAAGAGTTTACGTTTGGTGCATATGAATCTTTTCAAAGTATTGATTTATTAGATACCAACATAATAGATATCTATGATGTAAGGGATTCAAATGGTAACAAATTCTATGAAGTACCTTATTTAGCACAAGAATTAGTATTTGTGGATTACCCAAATACAGAATCAAATGACCCAGACCTTTATCAATTTAAATCAACTGTACCTTATGTTTTAAATACATTAAAAACATCTCGTAGATTTGTTAAACAAATCAACCCAGACAGTACAACAACTATTCAATTTGGAGCTGGAGACCCAACATCAAATGATGAAACGATTATACCTAACCTTAAAAACGTTGGATTGGGGTTACCTAATTCTATTTCTAAATTAGAAGAATCATTTGACCCAACTAACTTTTTGAAAACTAAAACATATGGTACATCTCCATCTAACACAACTATAACTGTAAAGTATTTAGTTGGTGGTGGTGTGGAATCAAATGTAAAGAAAGGTTCAATTACTCAAATTAGAAGTACGGAATTTGAAGAAGATACAACATTATTTACACCAACCCAATTATCAATATACAATGCAGCTAAAAACTCTATCGCAGTAGATAATGAAGTTCCTGCAACTGGTGGTAAGGGTGGTGATACAATGGAGGAGATTAGACAAAACGCATTGGCTAACTTCGGTTCACAAAATAGAGCAGTAACTTCTAAGGATTATGAAATCAGAGCATTATCGATGCCAACTAAGTTTGGTTCGATTGCAAAAGCATACGCTACAGCAGATGGAACATTGGATAATAACTCACCATCTTCTATATTAAGCTCACCACAAGCTCTTAATGAGTTTACCGAATTGGTAATGAGTTTTGTAGAAAAACCTGATAATGAGGAACCTGATAGAAGAAGTGTTAAGCAAGAGATACAAAAATATCTAACTGGTAAAACATCTAATGATAATGAAAAGAATAATCCATTTGCTATTAATCTTTATTTATTAGGATATGATTCCGAAAAGAAGTTAACAAATCTTAATAGAGCAGTAAAGGAAAATTTAAAAACATATCTTTCAGAATACAAAATTTTAACTGATGGTGTAAATATAAATGATGGGTTTATCATTAATATTGGTGTTGAGTTTGAAATTATAACTTTAAAAAGTTATAATAAAAGTGAAGTACTATCAGATTGTATATCTGAACTACAAGATTATTTTAGTATTGATAATTGGACTTTTAATAATACTATTAATCTTTCTGAATTAGAATTGATTGTGGCAAATGTTGAGGGAGTTAGTTCAGTACCAAAATTAAAAATTGTAAATAAGTGTGGTGGTCAATATACACCAAACTCATATAATATAGAAGCGGCGATTAAAGATAAGATTTTATATCCATCTTTAGACCCATCGGTTTTCGAAGTTAAATTTCCAAATTCGGATATAAAAGGGAGGGCAAGATAATGGCATACTATTTTTTAACAGCATCAAAAGATGCATCGGTGTACTTACAACAACCCGACCAAAACGCTGGTTTAGATGAGGTATTAGAAGTAAGTAAGGTTTACTATGGTAATATTAAAGATGTATCAAGAGCACTTCTTAAATTTGATGTAAACGGACTATCCTCCAGTTTATCTGAGGGTTCGGTAACAATGTCAGAAGCAACTCTTATATTAAAAGAAACTGAATCGGAAGAACTTCCATTAGAATTTCAAATAGAAGCATATCCGATTTCTCAAAGTTGGGAGATGGGTAATGGTACTAGATTCGATGATATTACTACAAGTGGTGTAACTTGGAACAATAGAGAGGGTGATTCTGTATTACGATGGTTAGAAACATCTGAATTTAGTAGTGTATCTACTGGTTCATATGAAGGTAAGGGTGGTACATTTTATTATGCATCTTCTTCATTACAAAACTTTGAATATAAGACCACAGATATTTCAATGGATATCAAAGACATTATGGTTGATTGGATTAGTGGTTCTATTCCAAATGATGGTATTATATTAAAATTACCATTGGAAAAAGAAGAGGATAACAATGATTATGGTATTTTAAAGTTCTTTAGTAAAGAAACAAACACTATTCATCAACCAAAGATTAGAATAGGATGGGATGATTCGGTATTTTCAACTGGCTCATTAGATGAACTAACATCTGAAGAAATCAAAGTTGGAATTAGAAACTTCAAAAAAGAATATAAAGTAAACACAACTCCTAAATTTAGGGTAATTGGTAGAGACTTATATCCAATTAAAACATTCTCATCAACTGCGCAATATGGTATTAGTAAATTCTTACCAACAACATCATATTACCAAATATGTGATTATCATTCGGGTGAAGTAATCGTTCCATTTTCAGATTACACAAAATTAAGTTGTGATACTGATGGTAACTACTTTAATTTAAATTTATCTAATTGGGAAGTTGATAGAGTATATATTATAGAATTTAAAATTAGAATCAATGGAACTGATTATTTCTTTGATGATGATTACACATTTAGCGTAATTTCGTAAACTTATGTTTAACAAAAAAGATAAAAGAGCAAAACAAAAGCGAGAAGCTATAAAACGTGGACGTGATGGGATGGGTAATGAAAACCTTGTTCCAAAACGTGGTTTAGCTGATGAGCGATTCTATAACAAGCTTAAAGATGGTGGTTCTCTTAATCTTCCTAAAAAAAATGAACGTGGTGTACGAATAGCAAAAAAGAATGTAATTAAGGGTAAACCAATCAATCCACTATCTAATACAATTAGAAATAAACCAATTGATTCTACAACCATTGAACCCAATGTAAATCCATCTAGCATAGATTGGAATGATGTTAATAGTTCTGAATATGATGAACTATATGGATATATTAGTGAGCAAGAAATGGATGGCGGTATAGTTGGTGGTAAATTAATTAGACCTAAATACGATAGTGTTGAATTGGAAAAATCAATAGATACTCGTATATTTGAATTAATACCAAATGCACCAGCACCACTACCTGATACTGTACTTCGTTCAATTTATCAAGAAGCATTAGATAGAATAGATGATTTAACAAATGAAGTTGAAAGACTAAATGGAGATATTATTGGTTTAAATTCCATCATACAAGAGTTAGAAGCTATTGCCGAAACTCTTAGAATAGAGTTGGATAATGAAAAATTAAAAGCAAATATAGCTAGAGAACAAGCTGATATAGCAAACCAACAAATAGCAGAAACAACAATTGATTTACAAAATGCAGTTCAAAACTCAATTAATGAAGCAATTCAAAGAGTATCTTTAAATGCTAGGAATGAGGCATTGTTGCAAGAAAATGAATCATTGAGAGAACAATTATTTGGGTTATCTGCACAAACAGCAGAGGGTGCTAAGAGTGGTGCTAGTAATAACTTTACTGTTAAGGTTACTAATGGTAATGGGGATGCATCACAACAGGCCCAAGATATTTGGGCTAAGTGTAGTGCTAAAGATGCTGGTTCTCGTAAAATGACAAGTACACTAGAAGTTGCCAATGTTACTACCGATTTAAAGATAACTGATGTATCATGGACGTTTGATGGTTCACCAGAATGGTTTAAAGTTACTGGTAACGATAAAGTTGTAGAGCCGGAAAAAGCAGTAACATTTGGAACTGAATTTGATAATAAGGTGATTGGTGAATCTAAGAAAAAAGGATTAAAACCAAGAAGAAGAACAATTGGTTGGAAAGGAAAAGGTACAAACTATAAAGGACTATCATTAAAATGTGAAGTTACATTTGAAGATGGAACTAAAGATAGTGTAACACTTACAACTAATTTAAGAAAAAATAGAGGTTAATAATGGCAATTAAAACATTTAAAGAAATAATAGATAATAAAGGGTATCGAATCTCTACTAAAGATAGAGAGATTTTCGAAAAAGGAACTCTACAATCATTCTTTGGATTCTCCGATTCAGATATGATTGAGTTTATTGTCTATGATGCTAACGAAAATCAATTACCTCAAGGAGATGATGGTAAGTTAGTTAGATACATCCCTCTTAATTCAGAAAATATTAAAGATTATTTTCTAATAGCAGATGGAACTGAATTTCAAGCATTTAATTTTCCAAATGAATATTTTATTGATGCGGAAAGATTAATAAATGAGGCTGGATACAACAATGGTATATTTAAAGCACAAATAACATTATTAAATAAAAGAGTGGGATTTGATAGTTTAAATGAAAAACTTTGGATTAAAGAAATATCACCATCAAGAACTGAAGTAAAACTATTACCTATTAGAAATGAAGTTTCCGAAAAAACTGATTTACTAAAAAGATTTAACATTATGGTAGAAGGGCAATCTTTTAGAGATGATATTATACCATACATTGGTGAGTTTATTGAAAAAATAGATTCAAAGGAAATTGATTCATTTATTAAAAGAATATACACCGAAAAGTGGTACAATAAAATGGTTGCAGAATTTGGTATTAGAGAATTTGATAAGTTAACAACTAGAATTCATAAAAAATTCGCAGAAGCAATGAAGTATGAGTACTTAAATAGAAACTCATATATTAGTGATACAAACTATGGTAAACAAAAACCAATAAAAGAATCTCTATCCTTATCAAAGGAAGCGGTTTATAAAACAGCTCAAAGGATTTTAATAGAATGTGTGGATACGTTTTTACCACAAAGAACAATTCAACCAAGAACAGTTAGAGAAAACGAGTTTGATGCTAGCAGAGATAAAATTGGACAAGTTATACGAAGTAGAGAATCGGATGTAATTATACAACCAAATATTCCTGCGGTAGAAGTAACAAAAGAAAAACCAAAAGAATCCAAAGAAAAAATTGTAGAAAAAACAAATTTAGCAAAAGCAATAAAGGATGAAGTACCTGTTGATTTACCAACACCAAAGTTCATCCCACCAAACCCAACTAAGAGTAGAAATAAAAGGTCTTTTATGGATAGATTTAAGAATTTCCCTAACAGACCTCCATTAGATAATAATATAGGAGGTGGTGGAACGCCACAACCAATATCAACACCAGTTACAAATCCAAATAGAGGGGGTGGAGGACTCATCTCTGATATAAGTTAATAATTATGCCAGCACCAATAAAAAATATTGATTTTGATGAAATATTAGACCCTAATGATGGGTTTGATGATGGTACTACACCACAAGAGCCAGACCAAGACCCTGGTGTGGGTAATGGACCTGGTACTGGTAATACCGGTAATACTGGTAATACTGGTGGTAACTCTCCAAAGGGCCCTTTTGGTGATACAGAAGACCCAGAAGAACCACCAAAGGATACTATTGTAGATACTTTTCTTTTTATTGTAAAAACAAATGAAAGGGGAT